CCCGTTTCTTAACGCAGTTATCTCTGCGCTTTGTTATAGGTGTTATAAGTCACCTGGTTGTAAACATTATCCTCGGTTTTAATTATCGCCTGTTAACTCAGCGTGCAATATGGAATAGCAAAACCCCATCTCATTGGTGAGACTGGCGAGACCCAAGCGGTAACTCCCGTCGGGACCGTGCGTCAAACGGCCTAGCTTGGAGTGCATCAACATCCCAAGGAAGTCAGGCGAACCCGGCTCCCTCAAAGGTGGGAACAATAGTCCCTCATCTGCACCCACCCAAACCCGGTACCTTCCTTAAATCGCACTTACAACAGGGCTGCGCCAGCCATAGCGGCCGGACCTATCCAGCTCATGTTGTTACCGACCCAAGCGGAGGCATCTTTGCCCCAATCGACCGCTTTCTTGAGTACGTTGCGAATGGCTGCCCAATGAAGAGGATTCTCCATCGAGGTTTTGAATTCACGGGCGGCTAGCACAATATTGGCATGATCGATTTGCCATGGTGCCACCGGTGACTGAGCTTGAGCTGTTAAACGGCTTTTAGTCGTGAACTCATAGTTCATTACGGCTCGCAATTTAACCAGACCGGTTGGGATCTCAGACGTCCCAGCTGACTCGGAAATACCTGAACCCACAATGAACGGATGGTCCCAAATGGTGACCGGGTTGAGGTTGCGAAAATTCATATCACGCTCATTGGAGGGCATCCAGATAGAATACGTGCCTAACTTAAAGGCTCCAGCGTAAGCTTCTGGTATTTGAGATATGCCAACATAATTGGTCATACCCAACTGCATGGGCGATTGCCCGCCTTTATAAGAACAGGCGGTGATGGTGCCTCCATTGGTAAGGTCGGACGCTGTACATTGTTGCCACATAGAGGCTGATACGCAGCGATACTGGTCGACAATGTTCTCGAGCTCAGCTTGGTCCTGAAAATCCTGAGGGACAAAGCGAGCTGTAGTTATTGGATTGTCACTAGTTGACGGCTCGTAAGTTATCTTGACGGACGTTAGGGTACAAGCCTGTTCATATGACACGCCACTATCATTTGGCAAATATTGAAATTGGATGCCTATTCCGGGTTGACCAATAACATAATTGACGTCGTCCACTGTGTTCATGAGTGAGCTGACGGTGATGTTCGCATACATGATAGAATAATTCAGGGTGTTGGATGTGGCTGAGAAGGGATTGCTGAAATAATTGCCAAGCAGCTGCACCCATGACGTAGCGCCAGCAGGTCCAACGGCTCGAACAAAAAGACCGAAGTCATCAGTCCCTCCCGATGGGTCGACAATAAGATCGGTGCAAACGACCACGAGCAACTTAGCATTGCCAGCGCCGTTGTACGTTGCCCAAGGTGCGCCGTAGTAGACCCCGACGTCAGTCAACTCACCCAAGAACATAGGCATAGAAAAGTCCTGGTCGTTCCAGTAAAATTCGCCTTTCAAATTGTAAATTGTTGTGGGTGTAAGTATCATGGCTGCACTACTCGCAGAATCGGTAGACGTATTCTGTGAGACAGGGAAAATCCCTGTGTCATCACTCTGTTCGGTGACCTGTACGGTCATCCAGGCATTGTCACCTTGAGCTGTAACTCCAACGACAGTTGGAATGTAGGCCATGACTGGGTGTATAATACTCGGTCGGAGTACACTGAAGAAGAATCCTGCAGGTTCAATTTCAGCGCCGCCAGCTCCGTCGTTCCCTTTGAAGCATTGTATTCCGAAATCAACAAGTCCTTGATATGTTGCACTTTGTTTGCAAAACTTGTCGGGATAACGGACCCCAGGGTGGTTTTCTGGGTCAACGAGGCACTGGAGATATTCATTTCGCATGTTTCTCCTATTGGTGCGCAACAACTGTTTTCCTCCAGTTTTGGTTGCAAGGGATTGTCGCTCTTCGGCGGCGATGGCTCGGAAGATAGCCTTGGGTCGGACCTGTCTAGGCTGTCGTTTCCGAGGGGGGCGAGCTGCACCAGAACGATTTCTTCGCGGCGTCTTGGTTCGCTTGACGCCGGGCGTTTCAATGTCGATTTGGACATCGGTCATAGTTTGAGTACGGGTGTTCGAAAACAAAAGTCTTACGCTCTCAACGAGCTTCTCGACTGGGCTGCTGGCACAAACTAAACTACCAACAACTTTCAAAACACTGGCTGGGCGTCCCCAGCGTTGCAGAATGAAAGCGACGTGGTTCCAATATGTATGGAGAAAAAGCGCATTGTGGCGTCTGTCTTGCCGAGCGTAGTTGCCGCAAACAATATGCATGCAGGCAGTAGGAAAGTAAGAGGCCAATTGGGCCAAACCACCTAAAGAATAGTGACCTGTCGCCTCTATAACAATGAAGGCGGCAGACATTATCATAGGGCTAAAACGACGCAGCCTCTCCTCCAATAGTGGTCCAAGGATGCAGACATGAGCATAAGAAGCGGCGGTTTTCAAACACTGTAACAACCGCTGTTGAGTAGTCATGGTCGGCTTACGGTGTACGACACGCAGGGCCAAATTGTACATTACAGTAAAAACTGAAGCGTATCGACGAGCGGGTGGGTCGCCAACGGGTGGCGAATCGGCGGCGACAAAAGAGTCGTATATTGGGTGCTGGAGCAGATGAGGTAATTTGGTAACGGTGTTAAGCTCATCAACAGCTTCACGGCACTCTATTTCCTCGACGTCATAAATATGACGGTAAGCCTCCCAAATTTCATCAGATTGGGGAACGCCCTTGCGGCGAGCCACGCGGTGGACCTGCTGTAAAGCCTCACGAGCGCCGGAATTGAGTTTGCCATCAGGGCTCGACAGTCGGAGAACGGTTTCGACAAACTCACGGGCTACTGGCAAGTGTGTCACAGTCGGAAGTACGCCCAAAGAAACGGCGTGCAAGTAGGGCGAATTGCTCTTGCCAGTTACATTGCGGGTGGCAGCCCAATACAGTTTTGGAAGCAACTTACCGGGCTTGGGCCCGAAGGCGAAACCACAAGGTGTGTCGGCCGGCCACCAACGACCGCTGCAAAATTCCATATCATAGCGGCGTTTCGACGCCTTGAACTTGAGTTCGAATCCGGCGCGGGCGCCAGTTAGGAGTAACCTCTCTTCGGCTAACCGCATGTTGGCGAGTGGGACAACGCTGGCGGCATCGTCACCGGCAACAATTGCCTTTCGTGGCATCCTCTTGAGGGCTTGGGACACCACAGTTGAAACACAAATAGTATTTCCAACAGTGGTTGTAGTTTTGCCACTAGGCACAGTGCCAGGAACACTATATTTGACGCCGTTGGACGTGGCACCATGCGTAACCACGTCGGCTTCGAACAATCGCATGGCACGTCTAGGACATTGCAAACGGCGATACAAACGATTGCTAGTTCTAATGCATTCTTGTGTAACGCTAGCATCGAGGCGCACAGCATCTGTGTCGCAATAAGCAAGTGGTCCGGGGATAGAAGCTTCAGCCGACTGCAACCAAGCATCCAATTGATTGGCATTCAAACCGGGGCCGTAAGTGATGTCACAGTGCTCACCAGCGCAGGCTTTGCTCAAAGCGTGGGCCCAAGGCCCTGTGGTGACAACATAAGTTGGAGTGCACCCTTGTATGAGGCGGGGATCGAAGGGGGTGACGATGCCTTGAGCATCCCCAGGTGCGGGAACTCGTTTGATGGCACATTCAGTCTTGGTAAAAGCGCTTCGCCGGCAGACATCGTAATCACCATCAGAATTTGGTTCATTGAGAGCTTGTTCTAGTTGTTCACGTTTCTTCAAAGGATAACGAGCCAACCAGATTTCGATAGGTGTTGACATAACGGGACCAATATCACCGTATAAGCGCGTCATCTCGGCATGACCCACAGTAGCCCACCAATCAGTCTGCTCGGGCGCTCGCTCGCAAATGCCACGATTGCAAACCGCAACAAGATCGTTGTGGATGCAGTGTTTGGCTATAACTGGCTGGTGGTTACGGATACCCAATCCGATGAGGAACGGCCCCTGAACTGGCTGGCATTCGACAAGCTGCGGTTCCACGCATACTTTGTCACTCTTACGCACGGAAAACTTGGCTCCTTCACGGGGTTCGACCAATGTTCGATCACGGGCGCAGTAAGCCCACAATACTGGGGCTAAAGGCTCTTTCTCGGTAAAGAAATCGCTGACGAGATAGGTTATCAAATAAACAACAGCGAACAAGAGATAATTGGTTATGAAAGAACCGGGCTGCATCACGATCGTTTTCTCGGATTTTGGGAAGAATTTAGCACACCAATCGTTGATACGGGGGAAGTAACGACTAAAGACAAAACTAGTAAGATAGACGGCTAATACCCTAATCGTCTTGCCTGCCAAACTAGGGTATTTGGCCGCAGGCGTGTGGAGATCGCTATAATGGGCGTAGTTGCGGCCGCGCTTATACAAGTGTGCCAAACCGCGAGCGCGTGCGCCTGCGTAGGTTACAGAGCCTGCGGCTATTGGCATATACCTCAAATCAATGCACGCGGCCCGCTTGAACGAAGCTAAAAGAGCGAGGCGCGCACGCCTAAAAGGGTGGAATTTGGCCAAGTTTGGGATAGCAACGGCAGCCAACGACACGGCGCGGATCGATGCGTGCCATGGGCCCGGAAGAAAGGGTAATACAACATTTTGCAACGTATCAACAATTGGGTGGCGTATCAAATGCAAAATGGCACTCTCGCGGCGCGATTCAACAAACCGGTTCATGACCCCAAAGGTGTTGAGCCAGGTGACAATAGAACTTGCCAACTTGGCTTTGACCAACATAGTAAAGGCGACGGATGACACAGTCGCACCTACAGCAACAGCTGGCTTAACCCAAGCCTGGTGGCGATAAAGAAGATGCCGTAATGCTACTAGTAGCCTAGGTGGATCGGGTGCATAGGGTTCAGCTATTTTAGTGTTGTACTCGAGGATCGCTGTGGTTGGCTTGAGCTCGGTTAGGGCGGTTATCTCATTGCCCATATTGCGATAAATGCCCAGGGCCACCATGTAGGCCACGCAATCGGCTCGCTCACATTCATTGAGTTTGGTGGCACGCAGCCATTGCTTCGCCAAATTGTTGGCATCGCGTTGGAACGTGGCATTACGTTCGCGTCCCGTGGCCCACAGGCTAATGTGTCCAATACCTTCTTTAGGCACGTATATATAACGATTTTCAACTCGGCAACATAACGAATCACCAGCGGAGTACAATTGGGTCACCCTACCAAGAACAGCCTGAGTCGTGACGTCAACAATGTCCTTAATGTTCCTGATGGGCGCAACATCGCCATAAAAGGTATCGACGAAAGGGTCCCGGGGTTTGGCTTCAGCGCGGGGGAGCTCGGTTAAATAGAATTTAAACAAATATGAGTCGGCAGCGACGGCCAAAACTTTCCAGGTCAAATGGACTCCACGTCGTATCTTGACGCTGCGGCCCCATAACCAGTCGGTATTCTCGCGGCAACGACGCACGCTGTCACGCCCGGACGTCAACCAAACTACATCCGCGATGCGCTCGTACGTTATTTCAGGTTTGCATTGTGGCAGGGTGAAAAGCCCGCCTCGTTGGCCTTCGTAACAGCAATGGACACTATACACCTGCGCTCCGTTCTCCAAAAATTCAGCTATTTGTACTGGGTGATAACGGTGTATATCATCGACAATAATGTAGGCGGTGGCGTCCTCACACAAATCGCAAACGAGCGATGGGCCACAAGAGCAATCATTGTTGGCAACGCCTAAATCATCAGTACTAACCTTATGGTGGCGTTGGTGGACACGAAGTATTTTCTGGCGACCGATGGTCACGAACTTAATGCCGTTATTCGACAAGGAGTCGATTGTCCGCGTATCGCGCCAATCAAGGCAGCCAGGATCATCATCATCGTCACTGGCCGAGCAATGGTCAAATGTAGAATCCACAGCTGCCTCAGGAGCGGCGACGACGGCTAGAGCTGCGGCGGCCGATGAATCGGTCCCGCCCGACCTAACTAGTTCATCTATAGCAATAAAGGTGTTGGTCGTCGAAGGATCTTTGCCTTCGCCATCCTGGCAAGAAGTTGTTGCGGTGACTGTTGATACGATGGGAACTTTATCCTTCTTAACCACCGTGTCTTTATCCATATCAACATCATCGTCATCACTACTACCAGAATCATCTACACTATCTGGACTGTGATAGGTAGCGCAATCTATCATTGCAGCCACAGCCAAGTAATGTTGGCACATATTGCGAAAGTGGGTGCCGGTATGGTACTCAAAGTGCGTACCATGATCCACAAACCGTGCTGCCGGCAATTGTTCGGCAATGTACTCCATCTGCTCGGATGTACAAGTTGGTTTAGGCAAATCGAGAGGATGGCGCTTATCTCGACGCGCTTGGATGCGGTCAATTTTGGCTTGCAGCTCTTCGAGAGTCTCGCAAGCATCGTGCTGCTCGGCAAATTCAGTCAAGTCTGGATCATCATGATGACTAAAATCTTCCGACGTACCAGGTTTGACAACTGGTAGTGGTTGGGCGGCGTTTAAAGCATCAGTTAACTTGATGGCCGCACGATTAGCCATCAACTCGTCGGCGGCCCGCACCAACTCACTGGCTACTAAGGTAGCCTTTCGTCCCGAATTATGGCCGATCTTGCGTTTCTTGGCAAGGCGGTTCTTAGTAGCGATCGACACATCGTGAACGGAACGTTTACCACGTTGTGGCTTGACATCAACGTGGCAATCACGACAATGGGTATACTTACTACTAATTTGTTTATTACAAATAAGACATTTAGCGGGTTGCTCCTGCCCGCTGTTTCTGGCTTTGACACGCTCTTTTGAAAGATAACAGGGTGAAACATGTTCACCTACACAGTTGTTTGTGCAATTCATCTCTACGGTTGAATCGGTTTACTATCATATGTGTCGGTTTGGAAATTTAGAGTCCCCCCAGACTAAACCCTTGTTCGGTGCTGCTACGCTGGGTCGCACTTTGGACATCCACAGCGTGTAGTTAGACCAGTTAGCGCGAGAGCTATCGCTCACGAGCCAACGACGCCATTTAAGGCGCTCCGGACGGCCAGTGGTAAACAGGCCGTGCCCCTGTCTCGTAGAGTGCAGTAGGGGCCGCGGGTGGGCTAATCCGCGCCATACATCATCGTCAAAACGTTAAGAAAAGTCGGTTGTAGTGCACTCCAAGGGAGGAGCCGTGCAACCTAAACGATGATCCAATTTCATCACCAAACAACGCCGCCCGTCGAGAGGGCTGCTTTCCCTCATCTGCTTGCGCAAACAAGGTAGTCGCGGCACCAGTCCCGACCACAGGCGTTGGAAATTCTGGGCCTAAACCTAG